CTTTTTCATAAAAAAATCCCCGAAAATGAGAAGTTTTTTGAAAGGAGAAAATATATATGGCAAGACCAAGAAAAAGCCAAGCATTAAAAAATTCACATCAATCTCAAGAAGAAATTAAAAATATGCTTGAAGCTGAGGAAAAGTTAAAAGGAAATAATGATAAAATATATCCACCAGATTATTTGTCAGATGAGCAATGTAGATTATTTAATGAAATTGTAGATGAATTAGAATCAAGTGGTATTTTAACTAATTTAGATAATTATATCTTATCAAATTGTTCTGTTGCTATTTCAAGAATAAGAGCGATAGATAAAATGGTAAATGAAAATATAGCAAGATTAAATAATAAAGCATTAATGGGTGCGAGGAAAGATGCAGAAGCCGCTTTCTTTAGATGTTGCAATGAATTATGTTTATCTCCACAAAGTAGGGCAAAACTTGCTGGATTAAATGCAGCTAAAGAAAATATTGAGGAAGATCCTTTAATAAAGGCATTATTGAATAAATGATATTATTAGATAAAGCTATTCAATATGCAAAAGATTGTGTAGATGGTAAAGAAATAACTACATGGGAAGTTGTTGAGCAATGTAAAATTTTCTTGAATGATTATGAAAATAGGCAATATCAAGATGATTTTCTTTATTATTTTGATGAAAAACAATTACAAGTAATTAATAATTTAATTGCATTAATGAATTATGCTACTGGCTTTTTAACTGGACAACCTATTTTACCTAATTTATCTAATCATCAAGCTTTTTTATTTGCTAATATTTTTGGATGGAGATTTAAAAATAATCCTAAAAAGTTTAGATACAGAGAAGCTATTTTATTTATAGCTAGAAAAAATGCAAAAGGAACAGATTGTGCAATTATTATTATTTGTTTCATGTTAACAGAAGATGATTATTCAGAAATTTATTCTATCTGTGTATCAAAAGAGTTAGCAGCAGAAATTAGAAAACAGATAGATCAATTAGTTACTGCAAGTCCAGCACTTAGAAAACATTTTAAAATATCTAAGATGTGGACCGGTCAAGTTTTATGTAAATTAACAAAAAGTTTTTATCAACCAAGAACTGCAGAAGCTAATAAAAACAATTCTATTAGACCAGGACTTATAGTAGCTGATGAAGTTGGAAGTTTTACAGATGCAAGTAATATAAATGCTATGAAGTCGGGGCAAAGGTCAGTTTTAAATCCTTTATTATTTAGAACTACAAGTGCTTATGCTGAAAGTAATAGCATTATCTATGAAGAGTTAGAATATTGTAGGAATATTTTAAAAGGTAATATTGTTAATGAAAGATATTTCTGTTTAATCTATTATGCAAACAATGATGAAATTTGGGAGGATTCAGGAATATATAGGGCAAATCCTTTAAGAATAGAAGAAAACTATCAAGAAATCAGAGAAGCTAGAGATAAAGCTAAAGAAGTTGAATCTGAAAAAGAAGAGTTTTTAACAAAATCTTTGAATATTATGCTAGAAACTTCAGAAAAAGAGGAACATTACTTAGATATGGACCTTTGGAAGAAATGCAGAGTTGAAAAAATAAACTTTAAGGGTAAAAAAATAGTTGTTTCAGTTGATTTATCAAAAACAATTGACTTAACTGCTGTTGGAATGATGTATAGAGAGGATAATAATTATTATGCCAAGGTACATGGATTTATACCAGAAGGAACATTAACAAAGGCTAAGAGGCATGAAAAGATAGATTATTATGCAGAAATGAGAAAAGGAAACTGCACAATACTTAAAGGTAATAATATAAAATATAAAAAAATATGTGAGTATATAAGAAGCATAGAAGAAATATATGAATGTGAAATAGAATGTATTGCTATAGATCCTACTTATGCTGATGTATTAATAGAAGAATTAGAAGCAGATTATGAATTAATAGAGTTAAGACAAACATATACAGTTTTATCACCACCTACCCTAAGCATGAGAGATGCTATTTACGAGGGTAGATTTTTTTATGAAAAAAATACTTTATTGGACTGGAATATGAGCAATTCTTTAGTTAGTCAAGGTAAGGCTGGGGATATAATGCTTATGAAACATAGAGCAAGTAATAATACAAGAGTAGATATGGCTGTAGTATTACCTTTTGGATATAGCCAATTATATTTAAAACCATGCGAGTATAATCCAGTAGATGCATTATTAGAGCAAGATTGGGGGTGATAAAGTGAAATTAATTAAATGGCTTAAGTTTAAATATAGTAAAGTCAAAACATTTGTTAGGGGAAATTTAACAGATGTTTTAATTTTTTTAGCGCTATTTATTATAGCTATTAATTCTATATTAATTAATTTTAATTTTGGAATGTATATATTAGCTGGGGAATTAATTTTAGTTGCTTATAGCCTTTATAGGAAAGGAGGTGAATAAGTTTGAGTATATTTTTTAATCGAGAGAAGAGATCTATAACATATGATGATGTATTTGGGACAAGCTTTTTAGAATATAAGGAATCTAATCAAGGTATTGGAGAAAGTTCGTATTATGCTTGTATAAATTATATATCAAAAGCTATAGCTAAGTTACCTTTAGAAATTTTAAATATTGAAAATGGTAATAAGATACCTGAAAGAAAACATAAAAAATTTGAAAAGATTAATCTAAAGCCTAATAGGGTTATGAATGCTTATAATGCAATGGAAATGTTTATAGCTTGGGGACTTCATAATGGAATAAGTGGATTGTATATAGATAGGGCTACGGGAGATTTATATCCAGTTGAAATAAAAACTATTTTTGTTGATGATGCAGGAATAATAGATAGTGCTAAAAGTTGTCCTATTTTATATACATGTAAGCTAAACAATGAAATATTTGATGCTTTAGATAAAAATGTAATAGTGTTTAGGTATGGATATAGTAACGATGGAATAAGAGTTGTTCCAGTAAGAAGCATTTTAGCTAATACAGTAGATACTTTAGTTAAAGGGCAAACATATTTAAATAATATATTTAAAAATGGGCTTGTTGGTAAAGCAGTAGTACAAACTACAAGTACAATTGAAGACGAAAAGATATTAAAGAAAATTCAATCTAAGTTTAGTAAATTATATTCAAATGATGGAAGAGTATTTACTGTTCCGGCCGGATTTAATGTAAGTTCTTTAAATCTTTCTTTAGCTGATGCAGAATATGAAGCTATAAGAAGATTAAGTAAAAAAGAATTATGTAGTGGGTTTAATTTACCATCTACAATTTTAAATGATTATGAGGATGTAAATTATAGTACGGGAGAACAACTTCAATTACAAATTTATTCTGATGCATTACAACCTATTATAATTCAAGTACAACAAGAATTTACTTATAAATACTTAAGTAAAAGTGATAGAGAAAAGTATGTAGTAGAGTTTGATGAAGATCAACTTTATAGAATGGATTATGAAACTAGAGTTAATTCAATTACGAAATTAGCTGATAATGGATTAACTACTAATGATGTTAGAAGAGAATTTGGTTATGAAACATTAGAGCATGAAGGAGCTGATGAAATACTTGTAACTAGTGGAAAGATGCCATTAAGTACATGTATTAATTACTATGATAAATCTGACACTGTGAAAGGGGGTGAGGATATTGGAAATAAGGATGCATGATAACTCCATTGTAGTTGAAGGATATGTAAATACAGTTGCTAGAGATAGTAAAACAATACATTCGCCTAATGGAGATTTTGTTGAGCAAGTACTTCCAAGAACTTGGAGTAAAGCACTTAGAAAAGCTGATGATGTAAAAATACTTTTTAATCATATTGAAAGCAGAGAATTAGGTTCAATTGAAGAAGGGAATTTACAGTTATTTGAAGATGCAATAGGATTAAGAGTTAAAGCAACTATTACAGATGAAGAAGTAGTTAAAAAGGCTAGAAACGGTGAATTGAGAGGTTGGTCATTTGGGTTCTTAACTAATAGAGATACTTGGGAAAAAGTTAATGATAAACTTCAAAGAAGATATTTAACAGATATTGATTTGTTAGAGGTATCAATTTTAACTGTAGAACCGGCATATAGTGGTTGTTTAGCTGAAGTTAGAAAAGAAGGAAGTCTAGCAGAGGTAAGATTTAATCCGGATATTGTTAATGAGATTAAAGATAAAGATAATAATGAACTTGAAGAATTAAGAAAATTTAGTCAAGCAATAGAAGATATATTTAATTAAATAAATGGAGGGTTTCAAAATGAAAGCTAAAGAAATTAGATCTTTAATAGAAAAAACTAACAAGGAGTTACTTGAAGCTGTAAATCAAGAAAACTTAGATTTAGCAAAGGAAAAAAGAAGTGAAATTAAGAAGCTTACTAAGGAATTAGAAAAGGCAGAAGAGGAAGAAGATGAAGCTGAAAAAAGAAGCTTACAAACTCAAAAGAGGAATAAGGGAGGGGATGAAATGAATAAAGAAAAAAGAAGCTATGAGAATGCAGCAAAAGAATTAGCAGCAGGTAGAACTATTTCTACAAGAGCTATCCAAGTTTCTGGAGAATCTACAAAAGCAGTTGTACCAGAAGAATTCTTGAATGATTTAGAAACTTTAGAAGCTGGATATGGTTCATTAGAACAATATTGCGAAGTTATTCCGGTAACATCACTTACAGGGAAAAGACCAGTATCAGAATTAAGTGGGAAGCTTAATAAATTGACTCCAGGACAAAAGATTCCAGAGGGAGCTTTAACTTTCACTCAATTACAATATGATTGTAATGGATATGGTGAATTAGTTGCTGTAGATAATCAATTAGATGCAGATAGTGCAGTAGATTTATTTGGTGTTATAAAAGAAAATTTTGTAGTTAAATCAGTTAATACAAAAAATGAATTAATATTAGCACAAGTTGAAGCAAATAAAGAAAGTGATCCTATTTCTTTAGCTACTGGAAAAGTTGTAGATTTAATATGTGATGGAATTGATGCTTACAAACCTTCAGTAAGAAGATTTGTTAAAGTATTAGCTACAAGTGCTTTAAGATCTAAGCTTAAAAATGCTATGGTTTCTGATGGGCATAGGGATGATAGAATTACTGTAGAAAATGGGAAAGTATTTGTAGATGGTCATGAAGTAGTAGAATATGATTCAACACTTGGAAATGATGAAGCTTTAGGATATGTTGTTCCTATGAAAGCTATTAAGTTCTTTAAAAGAAAAGCAATTGAAATAGCAACATCTAATGAAGCATTTTTTGATTCAAATGCTCAAGCTATAAGAGTTGTAGAAAGGTTAGATGTTAAAGCGCTAGATAAAGCATTACTTAAATCTAAGAAAATAACAGCATAATAGTGAGGTAATATCCTCACTATTTTTTATGCGAAGGGGGATAAATGTATACTATATTATCAAGTGATGAGTATAGAACAATATTAGCTAATAATCCTACAGAAGAGCAAATTGAAAAAATAAAAAAAGAAATCAACTCACAACTTCAAGATGTAATTTCATTTTGTAAAGTAGATTTAGATGATGTAGAAGAATTAGTTGATATAGTTGATTTTACAGAAATTGCAGATATTTATATAGAAAGTACTGTTGGGCCAGACTTTAGAAAAAGTGAAAAAAATTTAAAGTTAGCAAGGATTTTACTCAGAAGGCTTGTGAATTCTATGTATTTTAATCGTTCATATGAAATTGCTTCATCTGCTAAAACTGATATTATAACTAGAAACATTTTATCGAAATTATCTAATTTGGAGGAAATATAATGATACCAACAATTTTAGATAAAAAAATAAAATTTATTATAAATGAAGATAATGGAGAAGCTTTTTCAAATAAAAATAATAAAAAAGTTATTAAAACTTTATATGCTAATTTACTTACATTAACTAATAGTGAAGCTGTACAAGCTTATTCTAAAGATGAAAGTGTTATTATATCATTCAGAGTTATAAATACAAAGTGGACTAAGGAACTACCATATAAAACTAAAGACTATCAAATACTTTTCAATAACTTAACTTATGATATTATTGCAGCCGTTCCAAAAGGAATTAATTATATAGATATTAAATGCAAGGTAGTTATTTAATGAGTGGATGTGTAATTGAAGGTTTAGATACTTCTTTAGATTTATTTGATGAAATTACTGATGATGATATAAAAAAGGCTCTTAATGAAATAGGTAAAAAGGCAAAGAAGGCAATGCAAGTAGCTTCAGCTGTTGATACAGGGTATGCTAAAAGAAGTGTAAAGAGTAGACTAAAGAGACTTCCATTTGGTTTTAAGTTGGTAACGAGGTTTACAGAAGAATATTATGCTTATCAAGAGTTTGAAAGTAAAAAATCAGATCCTAAAAACATAGGAAGAGCATATAGAGCATTGAAAGAAATTGATAGAGAAGCAGAAGAAATTTTAAGGAAGCTTCCAATTAAGGGGAGTGGATTATAATGGAGAATAATTTTGAAAAAGATTTAAAAGATAAAAAGATATTAGAGTTATGTTCTAATATCTTTTTTTATGATAAGCCAGAGAAAATTAAATCTAATGAATATATAAGATGGTTTATTCTAGATGAACAAGAAAGAGCATTTGCTGGTGGAGAAAGTTTATATACAGAATTTGATATTCAAGTGGATATATATACTTTAGGTAGTTATAGAAATTTATCAAATTTGATTATAAATACACTAAGAGAAAAGAAATATAACCTTATAGAAAACAGTAATTCAGTTGTAAAAAAAGGTGATATAAAAATTTACAATAAAACTTTAAGGTTTAGATTTAATAAATATAATGTGAAAGAGGGTAATAAGTAATGGCAGCAAGTACAGTTGTAAGATTAACAAATGGACTTAAAAAAGTCCTAATGGCGGATATTCAGGAAGATGGTTCATATGGAGAAATATATGAGGTAGCTAAATTAACCGCTATGACTGCAGAAACTGGAGAAGGTTCTATTTCT